CCTCTGCTCTTGTAGTAATCTTTGGTCCCCAGTATCTTGTATGGTTTCTTTCCACAGAATACTCAGGTTATCTTTTATCACCAGCACATAAGTGTTTGATGATTGGCCAACAGTATTTTGGTACACCTATTCGTAAATACTACAAAGTCATTGGTGGGTTATGTGCTTGGCTAATCGGTTGGGCATTCCTAGTCACCTTCATAGTATAAATAAAATGCCATGAAATTTGAAGACTACTACAAAGAATTTTGTGAGGTCTTTGGTCATCCACTTTGGATGCTACCCATGATGATGATTGGTTTCTTTCTTATGGTAGAAGTAATGCATACTTCATATCATATGGATGGTACTAAAGATGCCCACGGTTTCTGTGGTCGTCAAGAATTTGTAAAAGAACTTAAGCGTAATGCTGGAGAAGACGATTGGTAGAACTATTGCAATTATTAGAAGCAGGTCTTGCTACAGTAGCTGTCGCAATGGCAGTTGTTGTAGCACCTGCTGCTCTCATGACTGGATCCCCTGTCCCAGATGTAACACCTTTGGTGGAGTCTGTGTCTGAAGATCTAGAAAAATAACCTATATAAAGAAACAACTGAAGAGACCCAGGTGGTCTCTTTTCTATTATGAATGTTTATCTTAATTTAACGAAACCAAACTACGATGGTGAGTCTGACCTCTTGACAGTTGAGGTGCCTTCGAGTTATACTGATGAGCTGCTACGGCATGTCCGACCAATAGCAGAACAAAAGCAGACTAACGCTGAAAAAATCCTGAAGGATGTCCTGAAGGAATCTATTACTGAAATCGAAAGACGAAACTATGAGCGTAAGAATCGTAAGAACAAGAAACGGTGAAGATGTCATCGCAGACTTGTTTGAGGTCACCACGAAGGATGACCAAGAGAATGTAATAGGATTTCAATTGAGAAATCCTTACAATGTATTTGTAACTTCCTCATTAGATGCTCAAGCAGACAATGGAGAGATACAAAAGATTACAAAACCAGAGCTTCAATTTGAACCATATGCACCACTGCTCAAGGGTAATGCTATAATGCTTAAACTTGATGAAGTCATTAGTGCATACGAAACTTATGATGAAGTCATCGCAAAATACAACGAACTAGTGGAGGCAACAAGTGGTAAAGATTCTACTACTGAGGAACGGGAGTCTAACTGACTACCTTATAGGTAAAGTAACTGAGCTGGATGAAGAACCATCCGTCCTTGTCGAGGAATGCTATCGCATTATAGATGGTAAGTTGGAAGTATACCCTAAGTATTCTGCACAACGTGACCTCTTCTTGACATCTGAGTCAATCTTTACTATAGTGGACCCATCAAAAGAAATGCTTGGAGAGTACCAAAAAGTAGATGCCTAGTTTCTACACGAATATTCAACTCGCTGGTAACACTATACTATATCGTGGGTATGAGGATGGACAAAGGATCCAATCTCGTACCCACTTTTCGCCTACGTTGTTTGTCACTTCCAACAAGGAAGAGAAGTTTAAGACGTTGGACGGTGAGAATGTAAAACCTATTCAGTTTCAAAATCCAAAGGAAGCACGAGAATTCATACAGAAGTATGAGAATGTGCAGGGATTTAATGTGCATGGGTATGAGAGATTCGTTTATCAATTCATTGCTAACGAATATCCTAACGAGATTGATTATCGTATGGATCAGATGAAAATCTTTACGATGGACATCGAGGTTGCATGTGAGAATGGTTTCCCTAATGTTGCAGAAGCAGCAGAGGAGATGCTCTGTATAACGATCAAGGATCTAAATACTAAGGAGTTCTTTACGTGGTCCACACGAGAATTTGAGGCACCTGAAGGTGTTAAATCTTTTATCTTCTGGAAGGAAGAGGAGATGCTTAAATCTTTTATTGGATGGTGGGTAGAGAATACACCAGATGTTTTGACTGGATGGAATGTCAATCTATACGACGTACCATACATTTGCAGAAGAGTTGATAGGATTCTAGGTAAGAAGTGGATGAATTCCATGTCCCCTTGGAATCGTGCCAATGAGAGAGAAGTAACAATACAGGGAAGGACTAACTATGCCTACGACTTATCGGGCATTAACATACTTGACTATCTTGATCTTTATCGTAAGTTTACTTACACCAATCAGGAATCATATAGACTTGAACATATCGCCACTGTTGAATTGGGTGAAGGAAAACTGGACCACAGTGAGTATGAGAATTTTAAAGACTTCTACACTAACGACTGGCAGAAGTTTGTAGAGTATAACATTAAAGACGTTGAGCTAGTTGACCGACTCGAAGAGAAGATGAAACTGATCGAGTTGGCAGTTACTATGGCTTATGACGCAAAAGTAAACCTTGAAGATGTGTATAGTCAGGTCCGTATGTGGGACACGATGATATATAATTACCTCAAGGAAAGAAATGTTGTTGTACCACCACGTCGAGGAGCAAAGAAAGATGAGAAATATGCAGGAGCCTATGTCAAAGAACCTAAGCCAGGTCTATATGACTGGGTGGTCAGCTTTGACCTTAATAGTCTGTACCCTCATCTCATCATGCAGTACAACATCAGTCCCGAAACCCTCTGTGACACCAGACATCCCAGTGCCACCGTTGAAGGACTGCTCAATAGAGAAGTCGCAATCGATGGAGATCTTGCTGTGTGTGCCAACGGAGCACAATACCGCAAAGACATCCGTGGATTCCTTCCCGAAATGATGGACACAATTTATGAAGAGCGTACGATTTATAAGAAGAAAATGCTTCAAGCGAAGCGGGATAATGAAACTAACCCAACTGCCAAACTACAAAGAGATATTAGTAAATTCAATAACATCCAAATGGCTCGCAAGATCCAACTCAACTCTGCCTATGGTGCCATTGGAAATCAATACTTTAGATATTATAACTTATCTAATGCAGAGGCGATTACTCTATCGGGTCAGGTTAGCATCCGTTGGATAGAAAATAAAATGAACATGTATCTGAATAAGATACTTAAAACTGAGGAGGTTGATTATGTTGTTGCTAGTGATACCGATAGTATCTACTTGCATCTTGGTCCTTTGGTACAAAGTGTATTCAAGGGGAGAGAGGTATCTAATGAAAAGATCGTTAATTTCCTCGATAAGGTGTGTGATATGGAACTGGAAAAATATATTTCGAGTTCTTACGAAGAGTTGGCCGACTACGTTGCCGCCTACGACCAAAAAATGTTCATGAAAAGGGAGACCATTGCCGAGAAAGGTATATGGACTGCTAAGAAAAGATACATTTTAAATGCGTGGGACATAGAGGGTGTCAGGTTTGAGAAACCTAAGTTAAAGATGATGGGCATTGAAGCAGTTAAGTCTTCTACACCAGGTGCTTGTCGTCAGAAGATTAAGGATGCACTCAACGTTATTATGAATCAAGGTGAGGAGGAAGCACAGGAATTTATTGCTGATTTCAGGAATCACTTTAACGAGTTGCCTATTGAGGACATTGCATTCCCTAGAGGCTGTAATAATCTAAATAAGTGGGCGAACCCAGCCACCGTCTATTCCAAAGGCACACCTATACATGTGCGTGGGAGTCTTTTGTACAACTTCTATATTAAGAAGGGTAAACTCACACACAAGTATCCGTTGATTCAGAATGGAGAGAAGATCAAATTCGTTTATTTGAAGACACCGAATAAGATCAATGAGAATGTTGTTTCATTCTTCCAAACCTTTCCAACAGAATTAGGACTTGACAAACAGGTAGACTATGACCTACAATTCGAGAAGAGTTTTCTCGAACCTATTAAGGTCATCATGGATAAGATTGGTTGGAAGCCAGAAAAAATTGCAAACTTAGAATTTCTTTTCGGATGACAACTTACATAGTCGAGTACAAGAGAGCTTTTGGTGGGGGTGAGAATCCTCAAGAGAAAGAGTTCTTTGATCTTAGCGAAGCCGAGTGGTTCATAAGAGCTATGAAGCGAAACAACTTTATAACAAAACTAATTGAAAGGTCACCATGAATTTTTTAAAGGATGTAGCCAAGGAGATTGATAATGAATACGCTGCTATCGTTGCTGATGGTGTTGCTGCTGGTGACACAAGTGGTTATATCCCGACAGGTTCGTACATCTTTAACGCACTCCTCTCAGGAAGTATCTTCGGTGGAATCCCTGCTAATAAGATCACAGCTATCGCAGGTGAGTCAAGCACTGGAAAAACATTTTTCTGTCTTGGCATTGTACAGCATTTCCTCGAATCTAATCCTGATGCTGGCGTTATTTATTTTGAGTCTGAAAGTGCAATAAGTAAAGAGATGATTGAGTCGAGAGGAATTGACTCTACTCGTATGATGATCTGTCCAGTAACAACCGTACAGGAGTTTAGGACACAATCAATTAGGATTCTGGATAAATACTTAGAACAGAAGGAGCGTCAACCATTGATGTTTGTTCTTGACTCACTTGGTATGCTATCTACCACCAAAGAGGTGGAGGATGCCGAGGCAGGTAAAGAGACACGTGATATGACACGTGCTCAAATCGTTAAGAGTATTTTCCGAGTCCTTACCCTTAAGCTAGGGAAGGCAAATGTCCCTTTAATAGTAACAAATCATACCTACGATGTGGTCGGCAGTTATATCCCAACTAAAGAAATGGGAGGCGGCAGTGGTCTCAAATATGCCGCGAGTACAATTATTCATCTCAGCAAAAAAAAGGAAAAGAGTGCGACAGAAGTTGTTGGAAACATTATTAAATGTAAGGCAGCTAAAGCAAGATTCACAAAAGAAAACTCCCAAGTAGAGACTAGACTTTTCTATGACAAAGGACTGGATCCCTATTACGGACTCCTCGAATTGGGAGAAAAACATGAAGTCTTTAAGCGAGTTGCAAACAGATACGAGATTGGCTCGAAGAAAGTTTATCCTAAAGCAATTCTTGAAAATCCTGAAGAGTATTTCACTCCTGAAATAATGCAGGCTTTAGACGAGTGTGCTAAGAAGGAGTTTACTTATGGCAATTGAACTTAAAGATTACATACGCTCCTATGACAATGCTGTTGATCCATCATTGTGTAAAAGAATAATACAGAAGTTTGATATTGATGTAGCACATCAAGAGATTATAGACAGAGAGAAACGTCCATCCTTTACTGAACTTAATATTAGTAAGAGATACCTAGCAAAGGATAAGGAATGGCATGAGTTTCAATACAATATTCAACAGACATTAGTTGATTACATACAGATCTACATGGAAGACTTGGACTTAGGTCCAGACTTTCCTCAGAAGTATGCTTTTGAAGAGTTTAGAATGAAGAGGTATAGTAAGGTTGTAGATGAGTTTAGAGACCACGTAGATGTCCAAGATCATTCTTCTGCTAGAAGATTTCTTGTGATGTTCCTCTATCTGAATGATGGATTTACTGGTGGTGAGACTACATTTCCTAAACTTGACTTGGCAATCACTCCTAAGTGTGGTAGCATATTAATGTTTCCACCTACATGGCAGTATCGTCATGCTGGTCAACCTACTACTGACGGTGCCAAATACATTGTCGGATCCTATCTTCACTACCTATGACTATTGAGAACACCATCATCAATAACCTAGTCTTCAGTGAAAGGTATTGTAGAAAGGTTTTACCATTTATAAAAGAAGATTACTTTACTTCCAATGGATGTAAGGTGATCTTTTCTATTATCTCTGAGTATTTTGCTGACTATGATGCTCTCGCTACTCCTACGGTCCTAACTATAGAGACTGATAAGCGAGATGATCTTAACGAAGACACATATAAAGAGACTCAGAGTATTATTACGGAGTTAAAAGATGAAGAAAGTGACTTCCAATGGATCACAGACACGACAGAGAAGTGGTGTCAAGAAAGGGCGATTTACCTCTCCCTTATGGTATCAATTAAGATTGCAGATGGCCAAGACCCAAAGCAGGATAGGGGTGCAATACCCTCCATACTCAGTGGAGCTCTTTCTGTATCTTTTGATAGCAATATTGGTCACGATTACATTGCCGATTCCTCATTAAGATATGACTTCTATCATCAGAAAGAAGAGAAGGTACCGTTTGACTTGGAATATTTTAACCGTATTACGAAAGGTGGTCTATCGAATAAGACTCTTAACGTCGCTCTTGCTGGTACAGGCGTTGGTAAGTCTCTCTTTATGTGTCATTGCGCTAGTGCCTCTCTCATCAGGGGACTTAACGTATTGTATATTACTCTTGAGATGGCTGAGGAGAAGATTGCTGAGAGAATCGATGCAAACCTTCTAAATGTCCCTATTCAACAGTTACAAGACCTACCAAAGGTCATGTTTGAAAATAAGGTTAGCAAATTACAGAAGAAAACGCAAGGAAATCTAATTATAAAAGAGTATCCTACTGCATCTGCTCATGTAGGACATTTTAAAGGGCTCTTAAATGAGTTATCTATGAAGAGAAGTATCAAACCTGATATAGTTTTCATAGATTATTTGAATATTTGTGCTTCACAAAGGTACAAAGGATCTATAGTTAATAGTTACACCTATGTTAAAGCGATTGCTGAGGAACTTAGAGGACTTGCAGTTGAAGCGAATGTTCCTATCGTTACTGCGACACAAACTACTCGTGCTGGTTTTGGTAGTACTGATGTTGACCTTACTGACACCTCTGAATCTTTTGGACTACCTGCTACTGCTGAC